AACGGATCCCCCCCAGATTCTGGCGGGTGAAAACCGGTATTCGTGTTCGATTTTGATGCGTCGGATTTTGACCGGTCAGAATTTGAGGCGTCAGATTTTGATGTGTCAGAATCTGACGGTTCAGCAGCAGCACGAAGCTTCGCAATATTCAGCTGGTACATGTTCGATGTGTTGCGGTTTCCCTTGCGGCGCTGGGTACTGGTGATCCAGCCGTCAGCCTCAAGTTTGCCCAGCGTAGTGCGCACAGTGCTTTCACCTGCACCCAACTGGCGGGCAATGGTGGTAATTGACGGCCAGCACAGGCCTTCGTCAGAACTGAAGTCAGCGAGGCGCGCCATAATGGCCACCGCCGATATTTTCAAACCGGCAGCAGCGCAACCATCCCAGACGTATGCGGATAACTTAACGCTCATAAGACCCTCTTAAACTTTCGCCGGAATTGTTCAGTAGGCTGGGCGCACTCATGCGGGTAACCGGCGCGCATGAAGATGACGCGATCCCCTGCTCTGTCGAAGCCCACGACGTGTACCACAACGCCCCGCCAATCCTTGTAACGCCGGTCCAGCTTCTGGATTTCTTCAGACATGCCGTCACCTTCTGGCTGCTCTGGCGGACGTAACCTACCCACCACGCCGCGAACTGGTAGTTGCACGGGATCCAGCGGTTACCTATCATCACTTCGTACGAAAGAGAGCCAGCAGTACCGCCAGTTGCTAAACAGCGCATTTGCGGAACGCCTGCTTTTATGAGTAAACTGTTCATGCGTTAATTACTCCACACACGTTTTTAATGCGCCCGACGCCTGGAGCTGCACACTCTGGGCGTCAACCTTTTCATGAAGGGCTACTACAGATTTCACGTACTCATCGCGCGCTGCCAAATGTTTACGATGAAGCGCCATAATTTCTGCCTTCTCGCCTTTATCAATTACCCCGTCGTCAGCAATCGAAATATTTATCTGCTGATCAACCTTCCCGCTTTTAGCTGCAACCTTTACCCCTTTGATAAACAGGTCAACGTGGTCCAGTTCATCGCGATTTGGGATTTCAACGAAAAAACCGCCGCGGCGCTGGGCGAAGTAGTCAGCCAGATGATTGGTGCCACTGATGTCTTCCATCGCTTCCAGCTCAGCCACTTCGAAGAACCGGCAGCCGTTTTTCTCGTATAGATTGTTGTTGAACCCAGCTTCCGTCATGCCCAGAGCGCCAGCCATAGCAGAACGGCCGCCGGGGTAGGCTTTGCACATCGCTTTAACTACTGATTTCAGGTCTACCATCATGTTTTTCCTTTGGTAGTTATGGCTGTGCGCCAGTGGTGTTAGTCTTTCCAGATGAAACAAAGTCTGGGTAGCGGTGGGGGTATAAAATTTGAAGCTCGTTAATCTGACCTTCATAAAATTTCACAAGTCTTTCAGCTACTTCGAGGGACGCCATTTGCTGACCTCTTTCAATCCGGCTTAAATTCGCAGGGTCGATTTCAATCAGCTTCGCGACATGAGAAAGCGTGTGGCCTTGCGATGTACGCAAGCTTCGTAATGGTGATTGCATAAAACCTCCTATAATTGCGCAATTCGCATATTAAAGTGTAGTTACGAATTGCGCAAGTCGCTTTGCATATGACGCAAAAACAACTTGTAATAGGCGCATGAACATAGGAAAACGCATAAGAGAACTTCGCCTGGCGAAGGGAATGAAAATTAGTGATTTGGCTGACGCTGTCGGAATTGACGGTGCGAATATTTCACGCCTTGAGACAGGTAAGCAAAAATCATTTACTGAACAATCACTTAGTAAGTTCGCTGAAGCTTTAGGCGTTGAGGTTTCTGATCTCTTTACTGCGGCTGAAAACAGGACTACTGTATATGAATACAGTAAAACTAATCCTGTGGTTCAGAAGGAAACAGCCGTGTTCAGAGTCGACATACTTGATATAAGCGCTAGTGCGGGCGGTGGATTTATTCAGGGAAGCGATGTGATCGATGTGATCAGGTCCATTGAGTATAACAACGAGCGGGCCATTGCCATGTTCGGTAGCAGACCTCCCGAAACAGTGAAAGTAATCAATGTGCGCGGTGATAGCATGGCTGATACTATTGAGCCTGGCGACCTGATATTTGTCGATGTATCAGTGACAGACTTCGATGGTGATGGAATTTATGTCTTTGGATTTGATGATAAAATTTACGTCAAAAGATTGCAGATGATTCCTGATAAAATCTTGGTGATTTCTGATAACAACAAATATAGAGAATGGACAGTAGATGAATCTAATCAACATCGATTCTATGTATTTGGCAAGGTTATGATAAGCCAGTCTCAGGCATATAAACGTCACGGCTAACCCATCTTTGTAAAAACAGACCGCCTATAATGGCGGTTTTTTTTCGCCCGCTTAATTGCGTAATATGCAATTTAATACTTGCGTGATTCGCAATTATGTTTTATCTTTTTCCCATCAACCGCGAACAGGCAGGACGCCCACGCAGTAGCTGCCGATGGCGCATGAAGCATCGGATGATTCGCTCAAGCAACAGCAATAACCCAGCAGTCTGATATGAAATTGCAAGAGGCGTATATGAGCTACCGCGGAAAAGCATTCATCCTGGCCAGCATCGGATGTGTAGTGATCTGGATCGCCATAATCGGGTTTTTAACCTTCATCTAAAACGTACAAATTCAGTTGTAAACCAGAAGTTGACTACTGCTTCACAACGGCAAAACGCAGCAATGAGGTATCAGAATGGAAAAACAGAAACATAAAGAAGCCTGGCTTATCGTTGTTGAGTCAGCAAAAAATGCCCTCAATTCTGTTGAAAGTGAAAACTACAAAACGATAGAACAAATGGCTTTAGGCTCCATCATTTTCGCATTTGACATGCTGCAAGTTGACCTGCAATCAGAACTTAAAGATACAGTCACAAGCGACGAATTGTCTCGCGAAGAAGCCGCAAAATATATAGGGGTCAAAACTCAAACCCTTGCAAACTGGGTGACCACAGGGAAAGTAAAAATACCATTCCGGAAGATCAGAGGAAAATCAACGTATCTCCGGAGCGATTTAGATGCGTATTTAATTTCCATAGGAATGAGTGACGCGCAGTAAACAATACAACTGCTTATGAGGTATCAGGATGGATAAGCAAAAAGTGAAAGTTATTGCTGATCAGTTACTGGAAAAGATTGATCGCCTAGAACTTGCGGCAAACAGAGGTATTCAAATTTCACAGGATCCGTATTTGCGAGATTGCTCCGGAAAAATAATTTCTCCGGAACAATGTCATTGGACACTCAAAGATTGTGCCCTGTTTAAAAAATGGGTTTCCGAGTGTTTTGAATAATTCTAATAAGCACACAACGGCAAGAACACTGGGGGTTGAGGGACTCACTTACCATCAACCCAATATGACCACAGTCCCAGTGTTCTTCCCGTTGTGCATAGCATCCTGGTGATGGTCGGGTTCCCTACCCGATTGCGGGTTCGACTCCCGCCGCTCAATCAGATCGACGTGGAACCTCGATAATTGCTGTGTGTAGCTGTCTTTCGGCGGTGGCATGACTCTTCAACCATCCAACATCAGGGGGAGCGAAGATAATGTTCTGATCATGACCACCGCCAATTTTTTCGCAGGCATAGACAAGGGCCGCTGGCACCCACCCAGCACGCCCTGTGCATTACCGGCCGCCCTTGTCTATGTGTGTGAGTAGTTAACCAACTGAGAAGGAAATGAACATGTTTGGAATGTTTAAGAAAAAAGCGCGCAAAGCAGTCGCCGAAGTGAAAAAGATGGAAAACCGTGATGCGGTTGAAGCCACTGTTTGGGGTGCTTACGCCATCGCATATGCAGACGGTACCTGTGACGCGAAAGAAATTGCTGTTCTGGAAAAAACCATCAGTGCTTTACCGGCTTTCTCCCCGTTCGCAGGAGAAGTTGCCCAGATGAGCAGCAACATCCGCGCACGTTACGAAGCATCGCCACGCAGCGCAAACGCACAGGCTTACCGTGAACTGTCTGATGTCGCTGGCACCTCTGATGCTGTAGATGTCCTGTGCCTGTGTCTGGACATCGCCGATCAGGACGGCATCGGCGAGGAAGAAGAAGTCACTCTGAAGAAAATCGCTCAGTCCCTGCAACTGTCTTTAGACCAGTACTTATGATCGGCAAACTCCGTCTGGTCGGTGCTGGCCTGATCTTGTTTCTGGTCGTCGCTGTGGACTTCACCAGCCGCATTATGTCAACCGTCGCCGATGGTTTTCTGGTTGTGGCTCTACTGGTGGTTATCTGGCCGGTGATTAGTAAGAAGTCCTGAGTTTTATAGTGCGGGTTTCGGCCCGCATCAATGGTTCACAAAGTGCATTGTGAAACTGAGGAAATGCAAATGGCTGAAAGTCGTATGACCAACGTCCCGGAGTTTCTCTCCGAACTGGACGCCGGTATTTTCGAAAA